CTAAAAAACTATCAATCAAGTAAGGTGAAATAAAATGACCACAGTAACAATTCTAGGAAAACTTGGCGGCGATGTTGAGTTGAAAGACGTAAACGGCACAGCGCTTGCAAAATTCAGTGTAGCTCAAAATGTCGGGTTTGGTGATAAGAAGTCTACAAACTGGTTTAGCGTCTCAATTTGGGGCGGTCAGGCAAAATCAAACTTTGTGGACTACCTGAAAAAAGGGCAAATGGTTCAAGTTGTAGGCGAGCTATCAACACGCGAATATAATGGCAAGACCTACATGGAAGTACGCTCATATTCTTGTAATTTGGCAGGCAGTCCGCAGGGTGGTCAGCAACAGGAACAGCCTAAACCACAGGCACAACCTAAGCCATTAGACGAATCGGAAGAATTACCGTTCTAGTCCATAAAAACACCCGCCACGATAAAAACGTCGTGGCATTTAAGGAAAATGAAAAATGAATGAATTAATCCAAAAGATTGAACAATGGGCAACTGACCGCAACATTATCAAAGGTTCAAAACCAATTGACCAAGCAATGAAACTATTTAGTGAGTTTGGTGAGCTTGCTGATAATGTCGGAAAAGGTCGAGATTGTCGAGACGATATTGGTGATGTGTTTGTGGTGTTGACGATTATGGCTAAGCAGAATGGCGAGACATTAAAGAATCACATTGATAAAACCTTCTACTCATCCTATAAATGCGAGAAAACAGCAGTATCATTTTTAGCTAAAATCTTATTTGTTATTGAGAATAATTACAATGAAACAGCTATTATCTCAGCTTTGGATGACTTGCGCTTTATTGCTAACCACTTTGGGCACACCCTAGAAGAATGCGTCCAAATCGCATACAACGACATTAAAGACCGCAAAGGCATCATGAGCAATGGCGTGTTCATCAAAGAATCCGACCCTGCTTATGCTTCAATCATTGCATCAATCGAGAGCAACTGCGAATGAAAGACCTATTAAAAAACCCTGAATTTGCCGAAGCGCTCGACATGATCCACAAGCAATACATTGATCAAATGTACCACAATGCAGGCAAGCAACCACCTGTACCCGAATCATTAATACCTTTGAGTTATGCAGACGCAAAGATTCAAAAAGGTTTAAACCAGTTAAGACAAGGTGCAAAGAATGCGCTCTATGCAGCGGATAAGTATTTTAAGAAAGGTGAGTGAGTATGAATAGAACTCAATTTATGTCTGTAATGGCGATATGCTCAACCATACTTTATTCAGGAGACCCAAAACTAGCAACACTGGTACCAGCGCTTACCTGTTACACCCTTTTTTACATATCATATTTATCAGACAAATAACAAGAAGCCCCATCACGGGGCTTTTTTTAAAAGATACCTTTTAGAGAATTATAAATCGACTTCGCAGCGTCAATAAAATCTGAAATATACTTCTCCCATTTATCCCAGTTTCTACCACCCTCTAAAATTAGATGCTTTGTCGCAGCCAACACCCATGCTTTTTTGTTTGCACCGTTGCCGCCCTCTGCCTGCACGACATCCATGAATTTTGTGACTTGCTCATAGATTTCGCGTCCGACCGTGATTAGTGCTAGTGTGCCGTTTAGTGCTTGTGAAATTGTGGTCATTTTAAACTCCTTCGATTTGGAAATGCGGCTTATCTACCATCTTCCAGTGCCCGCCCCATGTGATTTTAACATTTAACTCCTTTGCAGCTTGCAGCATTGCTTTCGCTACAGCATCAAATTGACCTTTTTTATTGTTCCAGTCAATCGCACCGTTTTCAAGCGGCGCAAGGTCTACAGCCTGACCGATAATGTGGCGGCTATTCATTGTCTGAGATACGCCTTTTTTCACGTACTCAGCCTGAGTTTCTTTGGTGCGCAATCCCTCAACCACCATAAAATCATATTCGCTGATCTCAATGGCGCGCTTCACGACTTTGACCAAATTAGGGTGAACGCCTTTCAATCGGTCTAGTGAGCGTTGCGATAACTCCCATTTAGATTGAACCACTTTTGGCTCCTCTTGCTGCGTAGTCATTCCAACAAATGCTGCAATATCTTCAATTTTCGCACCACTTGCAACCATGCGATAAAGCGCATCAACCTGCGCCTGTGTTACGCCTGTTTTTTGGCGCATGTGGTCAAATATCATCTTGCTGTTCATATTTCACCGTTGTTTTAAATGCTTCATCAAAATTCATTTGTTACGTCCGTATAAATTATCCCACATCGACACAAACAATTTAATCGCCTGGTCGCCCAAATAGCCTGAAATTGCAATGCTGAACGCACTCCAGCCACTAAGAATAACAATGCCGTCATCCGCGCCCGCTTGCAAAATCCAAAACATCAATAAGCCCGCGAAGCCTGCGCTCATTAGCCGTGCAAACAAGCTAAACAGAATGAACTTCATTGTGTGCTGACCCCATTTTTCTCTAAGCTCATTCACAAAGTCTACAGCACCTGCAAAACATGCGAGTACAATTACTGTTAAGTATGTAATCGCTTGACCAATGTCTACACTATCCACGCCGAACCCCTATATAAGTTTTTCTTATAATAGCACTTTTAAAACAAAATAAAAAAAGCCCCGAAGGGCTTTCTATTTAAACTATTTTTACCGTTAGCGTTCCACTTGGCACATCAACAACAGCACCAGTATCGTTTCGATGATAGACAGTGACCGTATTAGCTGACGTAACCTCACCCCACATTCGGGTACCACTCAGAGGTTTATCAAAGGATACATTGACGTTATCCCCAGGTTTAGCCCCAGTCAGGGTAACTGTAGTACCTTGCTGTACACCGTTTGCCAGACTTGGTGGATCGTATGTGGTTTTCGCAGTCCCAGCAAGTTGTAAAATACTGTCTGTATTTGTCACGTTAAGGAATCTGCAATTTGTTGCTACAGCCGTAATGTTTGCAGTTTGTCCTTGAATGAACGCAAGAGATTTCACGGTATCCGAGACAAAAGTGCAATTCTGGAACTGAATGTTTACAGTGCCAATCAGTGCGTAGGTATTATAAAAAATTCTCGTTGCTGTAGTTACATCAAAAGTTACGCCATCGAACACAATATCACAAGTTGATCCTGCATATGCACCAGTTTCTCTAGTCTGCATACTAAAATAAGCGCCATTTTCATACGAACCACCAACATGCTTGAGTGTCATATCATAGAAGTTTTGCCCATCAAACCCTTCGGCAATTAAATTTCCACCGTCGAATTTACAATCTCGAATCTCTACAACATCCTTATGATCCACCCACCCTTTTGATTTATTCGTGCGTACAATCTTATATCCACGGCTACCCACAAAATTAAAACCTTTGAAATTAATGATTTGTCCTGATGTTAGAAAATCAGACTCGATCGCAGCAGAATCAGATTGCGTTCTAACTGTATTTGCATGACCATCGGTAATATTAAATAACCTTAACTGTGTTCGGTCAGCCGACCCATCAAAAATGAAAGTATTGTCGCTCATCTTAGCAAGATTTTGGAATCTAACACCTAACACACCCTCGTTTGGAAGATTCTGCAATAAATTTCCTGAGAAATTTACATTCTTGCTTGCCGAAATTTCAAAGAGTCCGCCACTACCACTGCTAAGATAACGGCTCTTTGTGCCATCCCAGATATTATCAAGAATAAATACCTTATGAACTGGATTGTCTGAAATATTAGACAATGATAACCCAGAGTCTTTACACGTATTTTCTGAGAAAATCACTTTTTTACGCTGAGTCATGGCTGTTCTAGCGATATTCAGAACACTCGTGACGTTTTCAAATGTATTGCCAGTAATGATAGATGATGCAGCTCCGTAAGGAGACACCCCCATAAATTCGAGGTTACGGAACGTACAGCCTTTGACTTTTAGATCAATACCGTTAAACAGCACCCCTTGCTTCATATTATCAATTTCACAATCGCGTACTGTTAAATTGTCGTCATAACTATCTTCAAAATTAATTGCATAAATAGTTGTATTGCCATAATTCGGGAATCCAAGTTTACTGAATCCAATATCTTTGAACTTGCAATTGTCAATTAATGTTCCACCGCCCAGATTTGCAATTCCGCCGCGATGATTTTCAAAAAACTCACAATCGCGCACAGTAGACCACCACGAAATACCTGTATCTACACTAATATACCGTTCAAAAGTGTAAGTTGGAGTGGTTGCAGGGATACCGTAACCAACGAATTGAATATATCTGCAATTTAATGGTAATGAGATTCTTCTAGTTTGAGCTGTTGTTTCAGAGCTAATGAAATTTGAGCTTGCATCATAAAACACCACTTTAATAAGATGACTGCCAAATTTGATAAACCCGCCAGGGTATGCGGTAGCTCTTAACGCAACAGTATTATCAATAATACTTTTCCCCTGCATGTCTAATTTGTTAGTGTGATACGCGCCTACTTTGGTTGCTATAACTCCGTTAACTATATCGCCACTGTTCCAGACTTCCATTTGCTCCCAGTTTATAACGGTGTTCCCAGCTGGATTTCCGTTAATTCCATCTGCCCTGAATCCCGTGTATTTAATATTTTCCCATCTAGTATTGACGCAGTTTTTATAGCGACAATGGGCTTGTGTATCATCGGTTATATATTCATTCGTCACCCATGCTCGCATATACTCATCGCCACGGAATGTTGCATTCTTGAATGTGACGTTACGTGTGTTCTGCTCAAGGATAATATTATTAGAGTATCTCCCCGCTCCGTTGATAGCTGCTGTAGGTGCTGTAATAAACTGATGCTTTGTTGTGCTATCAAATAGTACAAACAAGGTGCTACCATTAAAGTTGATGTCAATATCACGAACACCATCAATTACCATAGCTCCGCCATAGCTATAAATGCTGGCAGTTAAATTTGAGTAAATAAGTGGGTAATTCCCTTTCTCTAAAACCACCTCACTATAACCAGCATCATTTGCAGCCTTAATTTCATCCGCTAGGTTTAAACCGTTGTTATAAGCCTGCTCGTACTCTTGTGCTGTATACGGTGGTTTTTTAAAAGTAGCCCATTTAGTTAAACCAATTTCTTTTGCTGATAAAAACTTAACAGCCTGCCTGTTTGTGTTAACCCACCCCGTAATATTCACATTAGGATCATTCATATTTCCATCAATAGTGCTTCTTACGATGTCGCCATTGGCTAGAACGACACGCTCATTCTCTTTATATCCGCCAGCACGAGAATGCCACTTAGATCCACCGTTATAGTTGACTTGTTGCTGTGTTTCTCCGCTTGCGTCAGCCACATTTACAGCGGTTGTTCTATTTGGCTTTAAAATCCATCCTGTCATGTCTGTATTAGGATTGTTTTGATTGCCTGCAACAGTGCTTACTACCTCAGTGACATTATCATCAAGAAGCAAATTTGAACCTTCAGGATAACCACCGATTAAGGTTGATAATCCCGCATTGTATTGGTAGCGTCCGCCTTTGCATAGAAACGAGATGTTTTCCGTGATGTCAAAAAGCACACCGTTAAAATCCGTACCTTTTGGCGGCTTGCCACCTAGGCGAATGGATTGCATTGTGATTGGTGGAAACCCAAGTCGATAAGTGGCGCTGTTATCAAGCTCACCTGTTACGTTTTGAATTTCAGTTTTTTCGCCCTCTTGAGCGAATGGCGTAGAAATTAATCTAGTAGGTTGTTGCATTTTAGTGTCCTATGAAATTTAAGTGGTCATCCAGCTTTTACAATATAAAGAAATGCCATGTTCTTTGGTCGGTTTTCATTTGCTGTTGTGACTACGCGTGAAGCATCAAAACTAATAGTTCCCCTGTCGTCCGTGTCCCCTGTTCCTGTCGTCGCAGAACTAGTCCTTGAGTACGAGAATGCGCCAGACGCGACACTACCTTCCGCCATTACATTGGTAGTAGAGCCAGTAATGTTTCGAATTGCATCACCCTGAATAACACCTAGCGCATCGGAATTACCACCAAGACCACGAATAAAACACCCTCTCAGGTCGGGAAGTGATGAGCCATATCTAGCAAATAACTTTGGATATTGAGCGATTGTTATCGCCTGTCCATTCATGGCTAAAAAACCCGATGGTGCGGAGTTCCCAAAATAAGGTATTGGAGAGTAAGCAATTATGTCTAAAATGTCGCTTAATTCCTTGCCTTTTGCCGCTGTTAATGCTGCATCCGTTGCGGTACTCGATAAGCTATCAACAATCTTAACAATTCCCGCAATACTTGCAGTTGCAGAAGCAATAGAGCCAGCACCCGAATAAATAGCCCAACGCCCCGCGGTGCCGCTACCGTTTGGGTTGGTTAAATTGTTCGGGATAAGGCTAATGTAATCACGTGTATAGTCATTTGACGCAAGAATACAACCTTGATCATAACCGCCAATTTTCGCAGCGTAGATGGGATCAAACTGAATGCGTAGCCCTTTCTGACGATGAACCATGTCCAAACTAATAGCATAAAGCGCGCCATTCATGTCTTGACCGTTTGGAGCAATACCACCCGCATCTTGTGGGGTCATCGTGATAAGCGGAAAGCCATCATTAAGCGTGGCATCTTGCACACCCTGAGATGGTTGCCGTTCCTCTTGTATCGTGTTTTTATTTGTGGCGTTCCAAGCAAATGCTTTAGACCACATAATTTCAGGATTGCTCATTGAATGAATACTCCGTAATCAAATGTTTCATACTCTGTACCGTCAAAGCCGAATACCTCTGCAATTGGTTTTTCTTCATAGGAGATTAACACACCGCACGGC